AATTGACCGCTGAGCAGACAAAACAATTAGCCTTGAAAAAGGCTCAAAATGTTTTAGAGGCATCTTCTAAAATCTTTGACATGGATTTAATCCAGAATACAGCTGCGCTTCAAGGCAAAGTAACTGAAGATGAAACCCTTAGACTTAAACTTCAACGCGAAATTCTTTTAGGCAATGCAGATGCCGCTGCCAAGTTAGCCCAAGAACTTTTATCAGTTCAAATAGCCGCAATTATTGCTGGCAATGTTGATCCTTTTGGTCAATTATCAGATTCAGTATTAGAAGCATTACGCAGCGTAAGACAACTGCGCACCGAACTAGAACTCTTAGGTTCACCAAAGGTTAAAACTCCAGCTCAGATTCTGGCTGAGGATTACCAGGATGTTTTAATCAACATGGCAGACCCAAGTTTTGACCTAGCAATGGCAGAAACTAGAGCCTTTTTAGATTCTTTAAAATCTACTCCTAGCAGCAATATGGATTTGAATTATCAAGATGCCTTCTCTCGGCCTAACGCAGATCGTGGATTTACTCCTACCGAATTACGCATATTTATAGACCCAACAGCTGCTCAATATGGCATAGGCGTGGCCTCAGTCAATAACTCAGCCAATGGCAACAGCAACAATTACAGCACCATCCAAAGTTTTGCAGGCGGTTTGTAGTGGCAACACCTACCCTAGTTGTTACCTTCGACTTTAGTTCGGGAGCCGTATTCGGTTACCCGTTTATAATTGGCGAGGGTGTATTAGGGTTTAACACGCTGGCAGACCAAGCAGCCGACACAATAGACATTTCAAACCAAGTTAGTAGAGTTGCAATCAGACGTGGATATAACCTGCTGCAAGAGGAATTTCAAGCTGGCACAGCCACAGTCAGAGTATTAGATCAGAACGGCGATTGGAACCCAACTAACCCATCTTCACCTTATTTTGGCAAGTTAGTGCCTTTGCGCAAGGTGCGTATCTCAGCAGATGACGAGTTTCTATTTTCAGGCTACACAATCGCATATAACTACACATGGGACAAAGAGCAGAACATAGGCTATGTAGATATAGAACTATCAGATGCTTTCCGCTTGTTCAACATGTCCAACATAACCACCGTTACAGGCGCAACCGCAGGTGAGACCACAGGCAACCGAGTAACAGACATCCTAGACACAATCGGCTTCCCTGCATCCATGCGTGAAATTGAGGCTGGTTCAACCACAGTCCAGGCAGACCCAGGCACAGCTCGGACATCACTACAAGCAATAAAAAACATGGAGTTTAGCGAGCAGGGTGCGTTCTACATTAAGCCATCAGGCAATGCTGAGTTCTTGTCCAGAGCATCTATTCAGGCTAAGTCCGGAGTCAATCCGACATTCTTTTCTAATGACGGCACTGGCATTTCCTACCGCAACATAGTTACTGCCCTAGATGACAAATTGATTATCAACCAAACTTCTATTACTCGTGCAGGCGGCACAGCTCAGGTAGCCAACAACACGGCCAGCCAGATTAAGTATTTCCCACATTCTTACACAGCTACAGACTTACTAGTGCAGACAGACGCACAGGCTCTTGACATAGCCCAGGCTTACACAGCGACACGGGCAGAAACCACTCTACGGGTTGATGCCCTTACTCTTGATCTAAACACAGCCGACTACGCAGCAGGCACAACAGCAGCCCTGACCCTAGATTTTTTTGACACCATCAGGGTAAAGAACGTAGGGCAAGACGGCACAGTTATTGACAAAACTTTGCAATGTATGGGAGTGAGCCACGAAATTACTCCCGGCACTTGGAATACAACCTTTGTAACAAGTGAGCCAATCATCGACAGTTTCATCATAGGCAGTTCTTTATACGGTATAATCGGCACGTCAGTAATGACTTATTAAGGGGTAATAAATGGCAACAGGATTTCCAGCAAGCACCGGAGACGTCGTTTCTGCAAATATGTGGAACGGCCTTGTAACGTTTGACGTAGAAGCCGATAAGACAGATGACTACACGCTAGTCCTCAATGACAGTTACCAGAATTTAGTGCCGATGAACAAAGGCACAGCAGTAGCCCTAAAGATTCCTACTAACGCCACAGCTGCAATCCCAGTAGGCACAGTCATTACAGTATTAAACAAAGGTGCTGGTCTTTGCACGATCAGCGCAGTTACCTCAGGCACAACCACAGTTCTTTCAGCCGGGGCAGTAGCCGCATCCCCTACCCTTGCACAATACAAAACCGCTGCTTGCATTAAAACTGCCGCAGATGTTTGGTATGTTGTTGGAGCAATAGGATAATGATTGGTAATGCAATAACAGGAGTTGTAGCATTTGGAGAACCAATACCATTTACAGTTGATTACCTTGTTGTAGCAGGCGGCGCAGGTGGCGGTAGAAATCTTCCAGGGAGTTACAGAGGCGGTTGCGGCGGCGCAGGTGGTATGCGTTGCACAGTTGACGGAACTGGTGGTTCTGGTTCTTTAGAAACTGCGCTAACCATTTTGTTAAATACAAATTACACAGTTACAATTGGCGCAGGTGGAACAAAAGCCACTTCATCTGTGTCTGGAACAAATGGTGCTAACTCAGTATTTGCAACTATAACCTCAACAGGTGGCGGTGCTGGTGGTAATTCAGCAACAACTGGTTCAGGAACTCCTGGCTTTAACGGAGTTGCAGGTGGTTCGGGTGGCGGTGGTGGAGTTGGCAACGCAACAACAACCGGCGGTGCGGCATCTCCCTCTGGACAAGGTTTTGCGGGTGGAACTGCAAACAGTAGCGTACCGGGTGGCGGTGGTGGTGCTGGTGGTGCTGGTGGAAATAATAATGCCGTAGCAGGTGTAGGAAGAGCAACTTCCATTAGTGGATCATCCATTACTTATGCCAAAGGTGGTTTTGAACAAACAGCAGACGGCGCAGCCAATAGTGGTGAAGGCGGCGGCTCTCTTACTTCTCAAAATGCTGCTCAATACGCTGGCGGTTCAGGCGTTGTAATACTTCGTTATTCCAATGCAAAAACAATTACAATCGGTGCAGGTTTAACAGGTTCGACAACCACAAGCGGTGCAAACAAGATTACAACAATTACCGCTGGCACAGGAAATGTGAGTTGGGCATAATGGCACACTACGCGTTTTTAGATGACAACAACATTGTAACTGAAGTGATTGTTGGCATAGATGAAACTGAACTAATTGAAGGTTTAGATACCGAAACTTGGTATGGCAACTTTCGAGGCCAAGTCTGCAAACGCACTTCATATCATGGCAATATACGCAAGAATTATGCTGGAGTTGGCTTTGTTTATGATTTGACGAGAGATGCTTTTATTGGACCAGAACCAGAGGATGCTATTGGTTTTGATGAGGAAATTTGCCAGTGGATTACACCAGAACCGGAGTTCCTAAGTGAAACCCCGATTGAGTAAAAGCGCAATTCAGCTGCGTGAGCAAATAGATGACACCTATCCGAACCGCGACCGTAGAACTGACGGTTGGATCGGAGACGCTAAGCATGACAGTAAATCAGATCATACGCCTGATGCTCAGGGCTGGGTTCGTGCCCTTGATATTGACTCAGACCTCACAGACCACAAATCTGAAAGTATCTACTTGGCAGATCAGATTCGTGCATATGCGAAGTCTGACCCTGCTAAACGAATATCTTATGTCATTCATAACCACAAAATTGCTAGCCGAATCCTTAATTGGAAATGGCGTAAATACAGTGGGTCAAACCCACACACCAGCCATATCCACATCTCCTTCAATAAAGGTAAGGCTGACACGGATGGTTCTTTTTTTGAAATACCTATGCTAGGAGGCAAACAATGAAACACCCACTATTCCTAACCGCAGGTGCGTTCTTGTCAGCTTGGGCTGCAAGCAACTTCTCACTTGATTACCGCGCCGTGTTATGGGCAATCCTTGCCGGTGTCTTTGGATATGCAACACCTAAAAAATAACAACTAACAAAAGGATCATAAAATGACAATTTCCAGCGCACAATACACAATCACCACAACACGATCTATCATCGTGGCCAATGACTCAGCAGCTGAGGAAGTTCACTTACACGCAACTAACGGCAAAATCTATATTGGTGGCGCAGATGTAACTACTGCCAATGGATATGAGATAGACGCTGGAGACCAAGTTGTGCTGCAAAACCACACCAACGCTATTTACGCTATTGCTGCCGCTGGCACGCACGCAGTATCTGTCCTGGTTATTCAGAAATAATGCAAACGCAAGACTGGGCTGCCCTCAGCGTCAGCCTAGTAACTATTGTTGCGGCTTTTGTAACATCAGTCCGTTGGCTTGTTAAGCATTACCTAAGCGAACTCAAAACAAACGGCGGGTCATCTTTACGCGATAAGGTTGATAGATTAGAAGTGCGTGTTGATACCATTATAGAAATGTTAGATAGGTAACACTTATCCTATGGCACGCAGAAAAGTCATAGACGTTACTGACTACTCAGCCCTGGATCAATACTGCATCGGCCTCAATGAGTATTACAAGTCATTACGCAGAGCAGGGTTTAGCTGCGATCATGCGCTTTATATGATTACTGCGCCACAAACTTATCCAGCCACAATCTTGCCTAGTCCTAACTGGTTGCCAGACATGCCAGATTACTTTGATGACGAGGATGAGGACTAACCTTGAAAATAGTCGTGATAAGTGATCTACAAGTTCCCTTTCACAACCCAAAAGCAGTAGCCAACGTAGCAAAGTTTATTAAGAAGTTTAAGCCGGATGAGGTTCTTTGTGTCGGTGATGAGATTGACTTTCAAACGATTAGTCGCTGGAGTTCAGGCTTTGATGAACACTCCAAGACCATCGGAGCAGACCGAGACATGTGCGTTGATGTCATGTATGACTTACAAATCACACAGCTCTCACGATCAAATCACGGAGCGCGGCTCTTTAACGCCCTTTCTACTAGACTGCCTGGACTGATAGGCGCACCTGAGTTAGAAATAGAAAACTTTCTTAAACTGCCAGAATTAGGCATTAAGTATCATAAGAAGCCTTACGAGATTCCCGGCACTAACTGGATTATGGTGCATGGCGATGAGCAGAGCACAAAGCCACAAGGGGGCATAACAGCCCTAGAAGCCGCTAAGAGACATGGAAAGAGCGTAGTCTGTGGACATACACACAGGCAAGGAATATCCTCTTATACGCAATCCTCAGGCGGTTTAGAGGTATCTAGGTTAGTAGGCTTTGAAGTAGGTCACATGATGGATACACGTCAGGCTTACTACACCAAAGGCACGTTTAACTGGCAGGCCGGATTTGGTGTCATATACACAGATCGTAAGCGTGTATTGCCAATAGCCGTTCCTATCGAGAAGGATGGCTCTTTCCAATTTGATGGCAAAGTCTATGGATAAGCCTTGTTGTGGCGAAGAATGGCTGGGTTTTGAGGATGATTTTATAACAAAATCGTTACACAAATATGCTTGCATGAGGTTGAAATAGCCTGAATTAAGTGCGACCCTTTAGGTGTTGGCGAAGCACAGTAGCCAGCGAGAAGGGCTACAAATGGACAGAACTGAAACCCTAGATGCATTAGATGACTTAATGCAGACTATGACTAATCTAGGTAATGAGGATCTAGCAAAGGTATTTCACAACCTTTACCTAGAGATTGAAATGCTGGACTTCTCAGCTGTTGTTGAATCTACAATCGACCCAACAGCCATGATTCGCAACAATTACATGTGTGGCTTTTGCCATCTGCCAATGGCTCCAACTCACTGCTACGGGTGTGGCCGTTATGACGGTGCAATGACATCCGCTGAATATGCAAAGTTTGTGGCTGCATAATGAACCTAGAATACTTTGAAGTTGTAGGCTTACTAGCCATTACTCCACTAGTTGTGTTTGTTGCATACTGGAAAGGCTACAACAAAGGCAAGCGAGAAGGCTGGCATGCTGGCCGTTCCCTATTACGCATCCCGGTTCGCAATGATCGCTAAAGAAATCCTACAAAGTGCGACAGATGTTATCTGCGACAGAGGTTCGATTTACGGACATCCTAGGATCAACCAAACAAGAATTGCCATGCGGTTGCAGCAGCTACTCGACACGCCAGTTCAAGATTACCAAGCATGTTTGGCACTCGTTGAAGTTAAACTCGCAAGAATCCAGGAAAGTCCTCACTATATCGACAGTTATATTGACGCGTGTGCATATATCGCACTTGCGGGGATGCTTGCAACGGAGGTTGAATTAGATGGCATTTAATTTAGATAATTACGAGACAGTAGAAGTTAGGTTAGAAAAGTTTATTAAGGACTGGCCAGACTTCCGCATTGACACAGAATTGGAGAGTTTTGCAAATGATAGATTTATTGTTAAGGCTTACATATACCGGACTTTTGCGGATGGTGTCGCGTTTGCAACGGGATACGCTGAGGAAAAGATTTCTGATCGCGGTGTTAATGCAACTAGCGCGTTGGAGAATTGCGAGACTAGCGCGATTGGTCGCGCACTTGCAAACGCTGGTTACGCAGCTAAAGGTAAGAGACCAAGCCGCGAGGAAATGGGAAAAGTCGCTAGAGTAAAGAATGATTTGGCAAGCGAAGCAATTGCAAATGCACCCTTAGCAATTAACAACACCTGGGATGAGTTTGTTAGTGAAAAGCCAATACAACCTGTTGTAACTATCGGCGAAGCTGCTGAGTTAGTGCAACAAGCATTTGGCGAATCAGAGCCGATTCCAACATGTTTTCATGGAGAGCGAGTAATCAAGAGTGGCGTATCTGCATCAGGTAAACCGTGGCAAGGCGCAATGTGCGAAGTTAGAGGCGCATCGAAAGGCGATAGATGTCCAGCAATTTGGTATGTCATGAGCAAAACAACAGGCAAGTGGAGATTACCGGAAGGAGTTGAATAAATGGGATATGTAGAGATAACTAGACCAGATGGCACTAAAACTTTGCTAGGAGAAGTGCCAGTTCTGATCTGTCAGATGTGTAACGAAATGCCGCACTTTGATGATTCTGTGCGAATCGTAAGTATAGCGCCAATCCAATGGCAATGCGAGAAATGTCGCGCTGTTAATGGCTAATCACAGAAAACACAGGGGCTACAAAACACAATCCGTCGTAGCCGCCTGGTTGAAGCAATGGTATCCCTATGCCGAATCTACTGGGGCTGGTAGGCAAGGCGAAGATATAACAGGGATACCGTTCTCAATAGAAGTCAAGGCACGCTCAGACTTTTCGCCTTTAGCCTGGATTAAACAAGCTAAGAGCAACAAAGATGGTAAACTAGCCTTTGTAGTTAGCCGCTGTAATGGACAGGGCGAGAACGCTGAGGAGTATTTAGCCTTCATGCGCTTAGGGGATTTAATGAATATCCTACAAACATACGCAGCTAATCAAGAACCTCAAAGATGCAAACAATGTGGATCATGGATAAACACCATGTGCCGCACTTGCCAGATTGCAGGAATAAATGCCTAGATATGACTACGGCTGTGATACATGTGCAGCTATATATGAAACTACTGACAACCCTGAGAGTATCTATTGCTCATGTGGGGGAATGATGACACGCATCTGGACTGCACCGGCAGTCGTATTTCGTGGGAAGGGCTTTTACAAGACCGATAACCGTTAAGCGAATTGTCTCAATATATGAGATGACACGCCGATAGGAGACGCTCAAATGTTTAATCAACTTGACAAGGCCATTACACTTAACTTGCTAAAGTGCTTCAGGCACTTCGCGCAAGCCGCAACGCGGATCGCTTGCGCAGTAGTAAGTGTTGTGGGGATACTATTCATTAGCGCGGCTAATGCCGTTGCACCAATACATGATGGTATTCAAATACAACAAACACCTAAACAATATGCAAAAGCCGTTCTACCATTACATGAATACAAATGCGCTCTAGAGCTATATACCAGGGAATCAAACTGGAGACCGGAAGCGAAGAACGGGCCGCATTATGGGATACCACAAGGTAGGTCTATATATTTAAAGACTGCTGATCCTATCCAGCAGGTTAAGTGGGGTATTAAATACAACAACCATCGCTATAATGGAATGTGTAATGCACTTGACCACTTCAAGAAATGGAACTGGCACTAATGGGTAGTAAGCATCTAGGCAGTTACAAGTGGAAGCAACAAAGGTTGCTAGTGCTTAGACGAGACTGCTACATCTGTGCGTATTGTGGTGAAGCAGCTAATGAGGTGGATCATATACAACCACGTGTGCTAGGTGGAACTGATGACCTAGATAATCTTGTGGCCTGCTGTCGCAGGTGCAATAGCAGCAAAGGTAAGCGTAGCGAAGCCCTTTTTTTAGGTCGGCAGTCTACCCCCCCTGTCTTTCAAGGCAATCTCTCTCCGAGAGCAGCCTCAGTCATTCCTGAGAACCCGTTTGTTACCGAAACCACACCCGTCATTAACTGATGACTACCAAAACCAAACCGCCCACCAGGGGGCTAAAGAAAAAACCGCTTGTGGGTGCGGTAAAACCACGCGTATGCACACCTTTCTTAAAGGGCGCATCTAAAGTAGGCGAGGTTGCAGAACTAGCTGAGAAGATCGGTATGCCGCTGCTCGATTGGCAGCTACTTGTCCTAGAGGACATGTTGCGAATAGATGCCAAGGGCGATTTCCGGCGCAAGACGATGGGATTGCTCATTGCACGTCAGAATGGCAAGACTCACCTGGCTCGTATGCTTATCCTGGCTCATCTGTTCTTATGGGATAGCAAAATGGTCATCGGTATGTCATCTAACCGGAATATGGCCTTAGATACCTTTAGGCAAGTGGCAAATGCAATTCTTGATAATGATTTTCTTAAAGACCAGGTAAAGCAGATTAGATACGCTAATGGCCAGGAGTCAATCACAACTCTCAAAGGCAATCGCTATCAGATCGTAGCTGCAACGCGAGATGGCTCACGAGGACTTACTGCAAACTTTTTATTTATAGATGAGTTGCGTGAAATATCGGAAGAGGGTTGGAAAGCAGCCAGGCCAACTACTCGCGCTACTGGTGGCCAGACTTTAGTTTGCTCAAACGCCGGAGATGCTTATTCAATCGTGCTAAATGACTTGCGTGAACGGGCTTTGTCATATCCATCGCCTACACTTGGTTGGTATGAATATAGTGCGCCGCCGCATTGCAAGGTTGATGATCGTAATGCCTGGGCTATGGCTAATCCTTCTCTCGGCTTCCTCATTGACGAGGAGACGCTGGAAGAAGCAGTAGCAACAAACCCTATTAACAACACGCGTACGGAGATGCTTTGTCAATGGGTTGATAGTATGTCCTCACCCTTCACAACTCAGATGGTTAGCGATACTTCTGACTCAACACTACAAATTACCCCAGGCGGCAATATCGTATTTGCGATAGACGTATCTCCATCAAAGCGATCCGGTGCATTATTGGCTGGTAAGTTAAATCAGGCCACAGGAAAGATAGAATTAGGGCTTATGCAGTTGTGGACTAGCGATGTCGCAATAGATGATCTAAAAATGGCGGCAGATGTCCACGCATGGGCGCAAAAGTTCAAACCGCGTGTAATTATGTATGACAAATACGCCACAGCTTCTATTGCTCAAAGATTGCAGCAATCTGGGCAGAAGTTAGAGGATTGCTCAGGCCAATCTTTCTACCAGGCTTGCGGTGAAATATTAGATGCGTTTGTAAACGTTCGCCTTGTTCACTCTGGCCAAAAGGAACTTACTGAGTCATGGTTTAGCGTTGGTGCTAAGACAAATGACGCAGGCTGGCGAATAGTAAGACGAAAGTCGGCAGGAGACGTAACTAGCGCAATCTGCTCAGCGATGATTGTCCATTACTTGACAAAACCGCAATCAACACCTCAAATATATGTTTGACACGCGTCTCGAATAATGAGACAATACTTGCCAACTAGGGTAAGGTTGGTGTATGGGTTTATTCTCTCGCTTTAGCAAGCCAGCAATAATCGAAGCGCAGTATGCACCGCCAGTAATGGCCGATACCTACCAATACCAAATCCCTTACAACTTACTTTCAATA